ATCAGATTTCTCGAAAAACTTAGCCCGTTTTTCTTGACTCCACCCCCCTATAAGATATACTAGTAAGTATCTGCTCTAGTGCACCTCATGAATCCACTAGGGCAGGGGTCTCCACTAAATATAATACCTTGCGGAGCTATGCGGAGCTATTTATATATAAAATGGGACATTTTATACTGCCAAACATCTGGAAATTTACTTTTAACAGAGAATATACTGCTTACTATGGACAGGGAGCCTCCGAGCATAACTAGGGGGTATGAATAAAACAAATGTGCTAATCAATCCTAGTTATATGAAATGCGTTTTAAACAGCTTTCAAAATTCGCTGGGTATGTTTATACCATTTTGAATGTTGAAAGCTGTTACAGCGCATTTTATATATCAAAATCCTATTATTTTATTTATCTTTTAAGTTGTTATCTTGCATATAGATTTTAATCATTTTCATACTATCGGAATAACTTTTTTTCATACTCTTTAAAAAATTATTTCTAATTTCAATATTAATTTTTTCTTTTTTAACATTTGAATTATTAAAACCTAGTTCTTTTAAGTGTTCATTCAATTTATCTAAATTGTGTTTATTTTTCATTTTGTTATTTCCTATTCTTAAATTATTGATGGTATTATTTTATTATCTATCCAACCTATTAATATTAAACCTATTAAGGTTAATATAATTCCTATTTCAAAACTTATTATATTTATTAATATTTTCATTTTGGTATTTAATCCTTCCTATTAATCCAAGTTTTTTCATTGTAAATGGTGATAGCGTTTTTACTCTATGGCAATTTGAACAAATTAATTCAAGATTTATTAATCTATTGTCTCGTGAATTATGGTTAATATGGTTTAATTCCATAATTGCTAATTTACCAGTATCAACATTAAAGCCTTGATTATAAAAATTACTTAATGGAATTTTACAGCATGGCGTTATTTTTAAGACTTCTAAATAGTGTTTATTTTTCTTTTTTAAGTATGTATAGAGATGATTAGATGTTCTTTTCGATTTATTTGTTAAACCTTTATTATTATCTAAATTTTCAATATACTTTTTTGCTTGATAATCCAATTGACAATTAACCGAACAATATAAACCAATAGCTTTTAAATTTACAGGTTTAATTTGTCTACAATTTAAACATTTTATTTCTTTTGTTTGTCTTTTGTAATATCTACCATTTGCTTTGTTATATTGATAATGTTTTTTTGGTACTAAACTAACATTATCAGATGTTATTTTATTTTTATTATGTGGAATGTTACCTTGTTTGAAAACCATTTTTTAACCTACCTTTATTTGTTTTGAATTGCTTTAAGTTAAGTAATTCTTATAACAGTTTAAAACCATTATAAGAATTACACAAAATAGTTTTGTTACATTGGAATTATTTGATTTTCATTTTTTACAATTCCTAAATCATAACTACAAATTTCACATAAAAAAGTATCTTGAATTTTATACATTAATGCAATATCTTCTATTTTTTCACACCTGTTACAAATTTCAGTCTTGAAATTTTCCATTTTTTTAATATTCTTTTTTGCATTTAAACAATCTGAACATAAATATTTTAAGTCTTTTAACTTTAAATTTTCATATCCAACACGGTTTAAACAATCATTGCAAATTTCATTTAACATAATTAATCCTTTATTTTGTTTTGTTATATATTAGTTTAATGGAACTTTAAGACCTTATCAAATAAAGTTTTAACTACCTGCAAAAATTAATTTACAGGTAGTAACAAAAAAAGGACTTAAAGGAACTATTAAATTAATATAAATCTTCGTTCCCATCTTCCCATTGTTGTTGCATTGTTTCCTGTATGCTGTATTTATTACACGTTCCACACAATCCAAAGCAATCACACACACCAAAGTTATCTTCCCACGTGTTGCACGTTCTAACCTGTTCACACTTGTTACAAACGTGAACTCGTACACCATCTTGTTCATATTCTTTTAATAATTCTTTATCTTCTTTTCTCATTTGTTTGTTTCCTTTTCTAATGTTATCCCGGCATCAATATAAGTTTTTTTCATTTTTTCAAATAGTTTATATTCATTATGTAAGATAAAATTTAATTCATCAACTACACTTAAAATATCCTTTTCTGAAGCCACTTTAATTGTTTGGTTTTTATACCAAGTTTTAATATTTACTTTTATCATTTTTTTAACCTTTTCTTTATTTGTATTTTTTTATTAAGTCTGAATATTGTTTTAATAATGTTTTATAATGCTCTCTCATAATATGTAATTCAATATCCATTTTTCTAAAGTCTGTAATTAAATTATTAATACAATCTTTTACCAACTCGCTTGATGTTGGATTTAATTTATCAGATTGCCTTATATAATTTGATTTAGTTTTTAAAGCATTTGGTAACCAAATTTCCAATTGTTTTATATTTAAATGATGTTCTTTTCTCATTTTTAAACCTGCCTTTTTTTTATTTGTTTATATAAGGTTACCACAATAAAAAAGAGAATAAAAAAAGTTTTGAATAATAGATTTATAAGATTAACTAATATAGTTAGATAGATTTTAAGGTAAGGTCTTAACCTTCCTTCCGTTCCCTGCTGCGCTGCTTCCTTCCTTCCTTCCATTCCCTGCGCTGCTTCCTTCCTTCCGGGGGCTTCCTTCCGTGCCTTCCTTCCTTTCCCGGTGCTGCTTCCTTCCTCTCTTCCTCTTTCCTTCGTTCCATCTCTTCCAACATAAATTAAATAGCTGCGCTGCTTCCAAGTTATTTTAATACGAGTTTCAGAAATAATAAATAACTAGTTAGTTGCTGCGTTCCCGCTGAAGATAATTAAAGAATTAAATACTATGTATGATATATATCATGGGAAAAAAATTCCAAACAGATTGTAATTTCTATTTGGAATTTTTTATCTGATTTGGAATTTATTTAAATAACGCCCATGTCAGATGCGCAAATTTCGCAAAGCATATGACTGTCATCTATTGGACCCACGCGATAGAGTAATTCTATATCGTCCAAAATGTCGCATCTATTGCAATTATCTTTTGTCATTTTAATCCTCTCTCTCGCTAGCCTCAACCATTTGCATATAGCATGAATTGAAATCGCCATCTAAATAACAAACCCAATCTTCATCACGTTGTATAAATGGATTATCATTCATATCTATCATTTGACCTTTGAAAAATTCTTTATCACAATTTGAGCAAATAGCTTTTAGATGCTTTATTCTCGCAACGTCCATTTTAAGTAATGGTAAGTATTTATCGTTATTCATTTTAAACCGCCTTTGTTTTTGTTTTGGTCATACTATAATTATAGATGAATTATCGAATGACATCAAAAAAGTTTTATACAGTTATGGGATAATCTATTTTACTTGCTTTATTTGTTTATCAATTTCAGCGATTGCCAAAGAATGATTTTCCCGTGTTTCCGTTCCTCGTCCTCCCGCCGTGCTTCCGCTTATTCCCAAAGCAGATACAAGATGCATTGAAACAAATGAAGCGCTTATCTGACGTGATGAAAACAGTTCCGCATTAACCCAAGCGCCATCACTCCAGTTAATGAAGGTGGTTATCTTCTCAACTCCTTTTGTTTTATCTCCGTCTACGTAATCTATTGTATGGTCTAAATGGCTCCAGTAGCTAACGCCGTTCCGTGTGTTTTTCTTTCCGGTCATCCGGTTGTAATATTCCGGTTTATACCATCGGGCTTTATCACCCAATAACTTAAAGCCGGCCGTCAATAATTCTTTGTCTTCTTTCCGGTCTTCAAAGAAAAGAGCATGTCCTCCTCTTTCGGATAACTCTTTAATAAAGATTTTTATTTTTTCTAATTTTTCTAATTTTGTTGTTTTTGCTGTAGTCATTTTAATAATCCTTCAAAATTTTATTTATTTTTTCTAACTCTTTTTTATTCAATTTTTTTATTGCATCTACATTTATTGCATCTTCAAACATTTTGTTTAAAAAATCCTTTACTACTACTATTCATGGTAGCACAATACATACTAAAATCTCTAATCATGGTACGAATTTCGTTATCTGTAAGATAATCGTATTTATCTTCTAATTTCAGAACATCATTTTGACCAAAATTTTCAGTCATCTTACCTTGTTGAATTTTAGTAAGTAATTTCTTATCAATTCTCTTTATATCTCTAACTAAGTTTTTTATCATTTTATCTCCCTTTCATTTTTTATTATATCTAAAGTATATCAGCTGAAAACTGGGGGCACAAAAAAGTTTTGTTTTATAGGTTGCGCAAAAAACAAACAGAATTTAAACACCCAAAATATAACTTAAAAAAGGTCGGGCCCTTCCGGGCCCTTCCTATTCCTTCCTATAAATTATATTCTTCTTTTAGGTCTTTGTTCGTTCCTGTGTAGTGCATGTCTCTTTCTATTCCTAACCCAAAAGGTGGAGCCTTTATACTCTCCAATTCAGACAATACAAATTCTCCATACTCCGGAAATCCTAAATCAGCAACTCCAAAGAATACCCAGTCATCTTTGACCTTCTCACCTTCTAGCGCGTACCAAGTACCAATACCCGAAGGATTGAAAAACTTAACCAACACTGGCGCATCATCTGGAATTAAATCCTCATGATTATATTTTGTATTTTCTAACTTGTTTATTATTTCTTTAGTTAGTAATTTCATTTTGTAACCTTTCATTTATTGTATACCTAAATTATATCAGTTCAGATAATAGGTAGCAAAAAAGTTTTACCCCCAGCCATAAAATGAAAAAAATGGCTGAAGGCAATATGTGGGGATAGACCTAAAGTTGTAACCATAGGTCTAATAAATTAATGACTAGCGTATACAGTTGTTTCCTTGCCTTGCCCTTCCAACGTTTCCGCTAGTTCCACAAACTTAACGAAGGATTGAACCCAGTCATGGTCCTCTGTGATGTCTTCTTTATAGACCTGCTTAGCTCGTTGAATAACTATGTCTATGGCTAATGGTAACCGCTTCCTTAGTTCCTTAGCTGGTATGTGAACATCATCAATCCCTTCTTCAAATGCTTCCTTAACTAAATAGTCGGTTGCATAAGGTCCACCATGATAAGCTTCTCTTAGATAACCAGCATCACCCTTAGTGGGGTCCCAGCCAGTAATCTGATTTTCTCTATCGTTCTTGGTCATACCCTTCCAACGTAAATAAATATCTATTCCCATTTTATTCCTCCGCTTCCTTAAATTCTTCTGTATCCATTCCATGTGTGTCGGCTTCTGACATTAGTTCTTCCAGCGTCCAGTCTTCAAGATACTTTCTGTATGCCTCATCATTGTATTCCCATTGAATACCTAAGTTACTAATTAGATAAACCAATTCATCTATGAAGCCATCAGCGTCATAACCTGCTTCTGTAAGCTCAACATCTGCGCCTAGTCTTTTTCTCAATTCCATTTTATTCTCCTTCTATTCTATTTCTAATAAATTTGGTGATGCACCCAGCGTTATCTTCATACTCGCTATCATACCCAATCGAGATTTGTATTTCTTCTAGTTTATTATCTATATCGTAACAATAACATAATGCATGATGTATCTGTTCTACTTCGCCACCATCTTTCTCTTTTATCTCCAAAGTTATAGGTACAGTCTTATCTTCAACTTCACCTAGTTTGTTTATTAGTTCTTGTACAGTCATATGACCATCATCAAGTAATTCTTGTTTTAGTTCACTCATTTTACTTTACCTTTCTTTATTTATAATACCTCTTCATAATACCTATGGGTTATATGAGTAGGATTAGTTTTTTTCATTTTTTCGTATTCATCTTGGCAAACCGTATGGCAAATATAAGTATCTGTATATTCAACATACATATGCTCTAAGCTTTCGTTATACTCTTTTAATTTGTGTGGTAACGAATGTATAAAACCCTCTAATGTCTTTACGGCTTTCTGTCTTTCAACCTCCGTACTTACTTTGAGTTTCAATTCTTCTCGCAACCAACCTGCATCTATTTTTATATCAATCATGTTTATACCTTTCATTTTTTATTGATAGTCTAATTCTACCAGAACCATTTATGATAGCAAAAAAGTTTTAGCTGTAAAATTCATCAACTCGGTTGCCTTATACTAAACGTCTAATATGAGCAATCAAAAACTCTATCCCAATCTATTTTAAAGTATGGTTGGTTACATTCCCTTCCGTAACCATCTATAAAACTAATAGTTCCTTCCTTCTTAGTTCGTTCCGTATCTACAATAATTTGTTCTGATACCAGATAGCCATTTGCCCATCTTCCTACACTTCCTTCCATCTGTCGCCACTTCCCTGTATTGATTGCTTCCAATGCTTGTTCTACTTCTTCCATGTCTTTATCCTTCCTTAATTTCATTATATTCTTGCATAGCTGACGCCAATGAATCAAACTCCTTATAATCAGAATCATCAATGTCATAATAATCAACCTGAACGGCATACCTAATATTATTAATGCTGCCATATAATGTTATTTTTATTTTGTCATCTTCTAACCAATCAGAATTTAACTTTACTACTGGCGGAAATGCTCCCAGCTCTTTTAGTCTTTCATTCGTAAAACTCATCTTTATAACCTTTCATTTTTATTAGTATCCTTTAATTATAGATGACCAGCTAAAGAAAGACAAAAAAGTTTAAACTAAAAACCCTGCTATCCGGAAATAGCAGGGCTAAGTTAGAAAGGACTAAGTTGATGATTCGGTCAAGAAATCACAACTCGTTCCTTTTTATTTTATTTGTCTTTCCTTCCCATGTCAATGCGCCTTCCAGCATAATGTGTTTTACAACTTAATTACTATACATGATATATCTATATAAAAGAAAAAAAATTCCAAACTGACCAAAAAATTCCAAACTCAATTTTGTCCTTCCCATTTAGAATTTACTGAATGGGAAGTAAAAAATTATTCTACATAATTATAATAATATTGGTCTTGCAAATAATCCAAAGTTTCATCTATGTTATCTTTACCTTCCAGCGATTGACTCCCATAAGCATAATGTAGTTCGTGAGTCTTTAGCTCATAAAGTAATATAATATCTTCATCATACATCTTAATGTTTTGTGACCTATACCCAGCCATCATACCATTTTCAAATTTTTCTGTGGTATTTTCTGATAATGAAAAATCATTACATACATCATATAATTTATTCATTCTTAACCCTCCGATTTAATTTTATAAACTTGTTTATTAATGGTTATCTCTTTTAATCCATCTATCCATATCATTCTAAAACCCTTGTTCATATCCCTAACAGGTATGAGATTTTTCTCGCTAGGATTATATTTTAATCCTGCGCCACTCGTACCCTTGCGAACGCCTAATTTATAAGAACCATCACGTAAAGCGCCATCTTCTTTTTTAATATGCTTTGCGCCAAAAATTTCTTTATAACCATTATCAGTTATCATCTTTACAGCAGTTTCTCTACTTATATTAATTTGTGTCATTTTATACTACCTTTTAACTTATTTATTTAGATACTTTAATTATATCAAATTGACTATAAACATCAATAAAGTTTTAGTCTAATAAAACCATATATGCTTTGGCATTATTTTTCATAAACCAGTCTAAACATATTCTTACTATATCAAACTTACCTAAGCGTTCACTACCTATACATAAATCATACATACTAAGTTCAGTTCCATTAAGTTCTATTGCTTTGCCACTGTATGGATTACTTACTGTACTTCCATGACTATATGGCTCTATTCCATATTTCTTTAATTTAGCTGGGATTGTTTGTGTTTTCATAATTTGCTCCTATTCATTTTGTATACCAATATAATAACACCTTATTAGACTAGAATACAAATAAAGTTTTGACCAGAGCTACCAGTATTTAATTATACCTCGGTATTTTGTTGCGTTTCCCTTCCTTCCAATTCCTTCCCGTACTTCCCTAAGTACCTCTTCAGGAATTTTATATTCAGTATGCCCACAGGCCAAACACCTAACGCCCTCTTGAGATAAATTTGTATAGCTTAGCTGGTTACATCTAGGACATCTTAGTTCCATTATTGCTTCCTTCCCTTCCCGTAATTCTTTAATATTTTATTTACTTTGTATAAGTCTTCTTTATTTAATTGGTCTATTGCTTCTTGATTTATTGCTTTGTAAAATAAATCATATAATTTTTCATCCATTATTGCTTCCTTCCCTTCCCATAACTGTATCTAATTCCTACTGTAACCGTTTTTTATTCCCTCTTTTTTCATTCTTGATATTGCTTTACTTGCTTTGCTTCCTGCTTTTTGGGTCCCGTGCAACAAAAGACTGAAGCTTCCGGCATCATTGACGGCATAAAATTCGTTATGGTCAATAGGTTTATTTGTTTCGCTAGGATGTAAAATAACATCTGCAGATTTTAAGTTTAGTTCATCAATAATAGCATCCTCTTTGCTTCCATAACTGGCAGTTATTCCAAAATTGCTTGGTCTAAATTGTTCGGCTTCAACTTGCCACTGTATACTTTTAGTATATGCATAAAATTTTATACTGGGGTTTAGCTTCGCCACTGAATACCAAGCCAAAAGATACTTCAAACTGAAAAAATCACCTCCCACATGTACTCTTATGTAGTCTGCATTTTTTGGTAAACTATCATTTATTAGCTTTACCATATCATAAATATGTTCTCGATTATCTAAGAGTAAATCTAAGTTATGTTTACGTTGATTATATACACTAGGTAATCGTGCTTCATCACGTGCAGAGAAGCATCTAAACTTAGAATGTTTGCCATCCATTAAGGTCCTCTTACCAGTCACTTTATTTTCTATGGCATAAGCTTGACAGTCTAAAGCTTTAGGACATGAGAAGCCACTTAGTAAACTAAAACTGTATACTTTAGGATTTTCTATCTCGGACCATTGCTTTATATCTTCTAGCTTTGCATTTGGTGTTGTACTGAATTTCAATTTGTTCATTTTGCCAACTTTCTAATTTGTTTGATATTAGTTTATAACAGCTAAAACCAAAAGTAAAATAAGTTTAGAGTTTTTAGGATATCAGAGTATAATGTTAATAAAGGCCCGGGGGGAAATATAAATATTCAGAACCAGCTAAACCAACTTCCCTTACTTCCCCTGCTTCCTTCCATTCCTTCCCCTTCCATAAGTACCTTGTTATGGTTATAGATAACCACTAAATTGCATACCATCTTCCCTATAGAACCAATTGATATCTACGTCATAGTTCTGTCTAAGCACCTCGCAGACTTCCTCCGGTGGACTCCAAGCAGTATCAAAGTGTAACTCTATCCTATCAACATCTTCGTCATAGTAATAGACACTCTCTCCATCAATATTCCACTTAGTTCCCCAATTCTTTACTTTCCAGTCATACCAATTATCTGCACCATAGGTTTTCTTCATGTATTCAGATTGACTTTTAGTTATATACCTATCTGTCCACTCATCAGCTTTTATCTGTTGTTCAGCTACCCAAATACTTTGGATACTTGGCATAGCTTTCACTAGGTCTCTCATTCTGACAATATCATCAGACACAACAGTCGTTGGACTTATAGTATCCTCTAATTCTTTTGGCATTGGTATTACCTTATTGAAATCCAAGTAAGGGTCCCACTTGTTATCTTTATCTGTAGTAAAGACTTCTGCCTTTAGTTGTTTTATAGTTTCCTCGTCAGCATACATGGTAACTTCATTATTACACCAGTTTGGCATTTTTTTCTCCTTATCTTATTCTATTGGTTTTAACTTGTTTTCCTGTAAATCTAAATTCAAAGTTATAACCACTTTCTTTTAGTTTGTTATTTTCTTTAGTTAAATGCTCCATAAATGCTTCCAAACATTCGTTGTTTTCTTTAAAATGTTTGTAATATTTTCTCGCCACATTACGACAATTCCACCCAGCATTCTGTTCTTTAATCCCACCCCAACTTTTATGATTTGTAGAACAAGGTGCTTCAAATACAACACCACACTTTGTACAGGTGTGAGAATGTATGTTTTTTTTGACCATTTTATTTTCCTTTCGTTACTATTTAGATATTATTCTACTACACTGGACCAGCTATAACAAAAAAGTTTTGCTAATCACTTCTTACAGTTTTATACATTCACCATATTTTAACATACAAGAACAAAGTTTCAATTTCAAATGGACGCAATGTTCATCATCAGTCATAACTTGACCATTACGACCCTCTTGGATATATACCATAGGCGCAATAGTATCAGAAGCACACTTCTCTTCCAATGCTTCCATCACCCTCTCTCTTCCCTGCTTCCCTATCGCTTCCAGTCTTATAATATAATTCATTCTTTTCCCATCTTGTTTCAAATATCTGAAATTATTGCTTTGTTTAGTGAATATTTTTACTATACTCAATACTCTTGATAGTCTTTTGTCAACCTGTTATTGTGTTGCTATGTGTTTTGTCTTTCATTATCCTAAGAGATTTCGGTGTATAAACAATAGACATAGCTACTGTATATTTGTTGGTATATTTCCTAAGACATTCTTTACACCAGTAGGTTATTATGTTTCCTTTTGTCTGTACTAATTTGTATCCATATATTGCTCTATTTGTTTTACAGACTTTACACAGTTCCATTGTTTCCAGTATCTTTCTTTTCTTGCGCCCTTAATGATTTTAAATCTTTCTTTAAGAATTTTACATAAAGTGTAACTAGACCTATTGGTTTATATGTATTTTCTATGTGTTCTATTTTATCTTCCAGTTCTGTTATTTTATTTGTGGTCATTTAGTTCCTCGCTATTTCATTTAATATCAATGTAAGCCACACTCCTGTAGCAATCAATATATTTGTAATAAGCATTATTTTAGTTATCATTCCAGTTACCCTCCAACATTAAAATTACTAATTTTATTTTCAAATTCCAATTCCTCTAGCATATCATAAATAAGGTCATATTCCTTATCGGTCAAATAACTTATTTTCATAGTTCTTGTACTTGATATTCCTACAAGGTAATCATTTACATCTTCCATGATTAATGTACCTTTACCTTTATGCTCATCATTCATACTTCTCAGAATAAAGAAACTTCCTGCGCCTACATGGTAAGGATTATCTTCCCCACCCTCTTTATTCACTTCTACTTCTGCCAGTACAAAGTCTTTCTGTTCTTGGTTTAATCCAATCATCTTGCTACTCCTTTATTTATTCTGTGCGCCACTTGGTTTTTATGTTTGTTTGTATAAGACAACACAATATTTTGGTCATCATATTTTTTACCCATTTTTTTGACAGCTTTCTTATAAGTCATCTCTTCAAAGTTTTCCAATATGTTCTGTTTCTTATCCAGTATTTCAAATGTTTTCATCTTCCAAATCTTTCTTTATTTCTATCATTTCCTTATATTCTAAATCTATCAGTCCATTACTCTTTTTGTCAAATGAAGTAATTCCCTCATATCTGAAAATCCTATCTAGTGCATTATATTGTAAGCTAGTCAAAGTGTCTGCTCTAGCGCCAAATAAATCAGCTAGGTTTTCTATGTTCCAATCTACCAACTCGTCTATCATATCTTCTACCAATAAACGATTATTTGTTATTTGGTTTTCTTTTTTCATCTATTTTTCTCCTTATTAATCCCTTGCCATCAAAGTAAAAATTCTTATGGAATTTCTCCTGCATTTCAGCAAGTTTTTTATCGTTGTTTGGATTATCAAAATATGGATTATTAATCATCATCTTCCCCTAATACTTCATCGGGTGGTATTGTTCCTACATCTGTGCTTTCGCAGTCTTTACACATAAGATAATTACCTTGTGGGTCATACCCTTTAGTATCAACTTCTATTATGTTCTGTCCTGTGCAACTATAACAAACATCAACCCAACTTAAAGTATCACTCCAATAATAAACTTTATCGTTCATTTTATATTTACTCATTCTCTATCTCCTCAACTAACTCACTTAGTGCAGACATAATATTGTATGCTCTATCTTTCAAAGCTACTTTACATTCGATAACTTCTTCGTCAGTCAGTTCATTTAAACTTGAATGAATTTCCTCTGCTTCATTCCACGCTATCCTAATTTGTTCGTTACTCATTCTCTATCTCCCAACTCCTAAAGGTCTTTGCTAACTCCATCTCCTCTTTGAAATCTTTACCATTTATTTCGCAGTAGTGTTGTAGGTCGCATAAGACATCTGCAACTCTATAGTATTCATTCTCTAAATGTTCGCCACAACTCTCTCTGAGACCTAACAGTCTTTCAATCTTATCTGCTCTATCTTTATTTGTATTAATCATATTCGTATCCCTCATCTCCATTGCACCACTTACAAAAGTAGTCATTTTCTTCACTCATCATATTTCCAAGATACTTAGTACCACAACCACCACACTTGAAAAAGTCTAAATGTTCTTCATACTCTCCATAGGTGTAAGTCATACCATCACTATCTTCAAACTCTAATGGGAAACATAAGAAGTTCTCCCAATGGTCAAATGCAAACTCTTGCAATTCTTTTATAGCTTTATCTGTCATCATAGTTTCTTCAGTCATTATCATAACTCCCTCTTCGGTTTTCTACTAGGTTATACTGGATAAAAAAAACTGTCAAAAAAGTTTTATGTTTTCTCGTTGCGAACACGGAAAGACCAACCTCTACGACTTAGGAAAAATCTTGCGCCACACTCACAATACTCGAAGAGTTCGTTTCCATCTCTTCGTTCCAAGTTATCGCATATATGAATAAGATGGTGCTTTTGCATTTCTCTTTTTTCTTTCCTTTATTATTTTCAGCTTCCTCTTCCTGCGCCTGTTAAACATTCTTTTAGCCATTATCTATTTGCCTCCGAATTTGAAATATTATCTATTGGTGACAGACCAAATTGTCTTTCTAACAGACCAGCATTTTCATCATGTCCAAAAATGTCGTTTTTGAAAGGAACGCCAATCTCTTTTTCATTTTTATATGAATTAGCTTTAAATTTTACTACACCTCGAAGTTCACCTCTATGTAGGTTGCTAATCGCCCTGTAAATAGTATCTATGTCAGTAACATCTTTACCTGTTATGGTCATTTTAAAAGAGTCTGCAACCCTTTCTTCCCTCGCCTTTTCTCCTTGTTTGCCTGACATTAATAATATTTCATCTTCTGTAAAACGATAAAAAATCGCATATGCAAAATTTTCTAAAGTTAAGTGTTCCTTAAACTCGTCATAGTGGAATGTTCTTCCATTACCCCCACTATCCCTAAGGTGAAATTTCAAAGGTATACTTTCATATTTTTCCCAATGTTCACTTACAAAAAATATAAGATGAGATATCCCCCATTTTGGTATTTTTTTATATGTTCTCTTCTTCTTAGCCATTATCTAATCCTTTCCTCTAAGGAATGGTGGTAAATCTATGTCGTCATCATCTATGTCGAACAGTCCATTCTCTTCCATTTCCTTTATTTGCTTCTCTATAGTGTTGGTACTTTTGTTTTTCCAAAAACTTTTGAAGTTCCCTAACATAAAAACAATCTGAGCAAAGCCACTATGTCGTGGGTCAAGTTTTAGCACTTCAAAGAACAGAGATAGCTGAAGCGCTTGAACTTTCACGCGCTCTTCCAGTTCCCCAATTCTGTTGAACCTCTGCTTATTTACCTTATGTAATTTAGCAGTTTCCTCTTTGAGAAGTTTTAGGATTTTTTCCAGTTCCTGTTTTGTACTCATATCTTAATCTCTTTCTACCCAAATGGTTTCCATCTTTGGTATGTTAGTTGCCATTGCTCCTGCTTCATTTCCCTCGTCATCTGACATTGGAATTAGTTTAACTCCATTTTCTAAGGTAATTTCTATTGGTTGATTATACCAGTAGTCAAATATATCCTCAGTCTCTTTTTTAGTAAGCCACCTAACATCTGTTATCTTCTGACCTACCATGTGTTTGTTTAATATGTCTATGTGTTTCTTACTCGGTGTCATCTGTTTCATCTTCCCATTCATCTAGTTTTGCTAACAGTGTTTCTGCTAGTTCTGTTCTTCCTACGTAAATGCCCTCAGAACCATCTGCCATCTCTTCTTCGCCACTTACCACAGGTTCGTTATGTTCTATCTCTTCATTCAACCAATCTCTAAGTCTTTGATTGCCACCCTTGTTGAAATAGTTTATTGAATTATCTTCTTTACTCATCTCTTACACTCTCTCTTTCTAATAGGTCTATTAGGTTATCTTTACTAAGCCAAGAGTATGGCATATACATATTATCGTGTCTACTCCATACTGCATTAGCTTTCTTGTCTGCCACCCAACCATAGATAACTATGTCATCATCATTTACCTCAACTGTTGGTTTCGTATCCCAACTATTACATAACCAATAGTCATCTTCATTCGACACTCCATCAAACTCTAGTTTGACATTACTCAACTTAGGGAAATCGTAATTATGTTTGTATAGGAAATCCATTACCTCTTGAACTGTCATAACCATACCGACAGACATAACCTCACTTGGAGTCTCATAAATATCAGCACTAATCTCACTTGGTGTACCATGCAAGATAAACGTTTCTGAAGTAAATTTCATATCAGTAAGCCAATACTTTTTATTCCTATGTTCGCTATCTAACTGAGTTGAAGCTATCCTAACTGCTAAGTCGTTATTCTCTATTGTTTCTAAATCTTCTTTTAATTTGTTATCCATATCCTACTCCAAAGTCCTTTCTACCCAATTAGACCAATAATCAATCAAACCTTTTTTAAGTTTTTTTTCAGATTTTATCTCTTCGTTTATTCGGCAGACTACATCTTTTTTATGTTTCTCCAACATTTTTATTTTAGCATCTATCCTATCTAAAGTAGCTTGTAATTCTTCTTGTTGCTCTTCTGTAGACTTGGATATCCACTCAATAAATTCTATATCGTCTTGTATCATCTCTTACTCCTCTATCGGTAAATGTATATGTAACCCTTTATCAAAATCGAAAGAGTATGACCAATCATCATTATAGTATCGGTCTGTTAATTCTTCTATATCTTGAAGATAGTTTTCTGTCTTTCTTGATTCGGAAGTTAAACTTTTTAAGTAATCCTTGTAACTCTCTGCCATTTTTTATCCTATCTAAATTTTTATTGATTTATATAAATAGTACAGAAGTAAATAAAAGATGTCAAAAAAAGTTTTGTGGGGTGTTAATAAAAATAGAACTAAATTTGAGGGTGTCCTAGAGCGCAGACAAGGGGTAGACAGCTTTGCGCCTCTTCCAAGACCCTCTGAGGACTTCCTATAACCCTTATTCTAGCGATATTTAGTTCTTTTCCTTTGCTTTGGACGGTTAGGAAGCAAAGATAATTGGGCAATTAATTTCACAGACTTACGATTATCAGACACAAAACCCTTTTTCTTTTGTTGTTTTGTTTCCCTGCGTTCCCATCTATTCTTCATGTTCCTTTTCATTGTCTTCGAGTTCCAGTGAGTTCTTTACTTTAGTTGTTTCTTCCAATACTCTTTCAGATATTTTTCGGAGTCTGATAGTCTCTTCTTTTATCACGACCGTTTCCGACAGCACCATACCACTTATCTCTCGTAGAACAATAGAAACTTGGAGTATCTTCCAATTTACAAGAGTTAATAAAAAGGAAAGTACCAATATTATGCTGGAAAATATTATGGGTAAAAGCATCTTAGTGAGGGTATTTTTCTTTCTCTTCCTTTACTTCTTGAGAAGCTATCAAGTCTTCCAACTTGTCGTGCGCTTCCTTGTTCTCTTCATTGACAGTGTGTTCCTTGCTTTCCTCTTCCTCTTCGTTAGCAAGATGTTCTTCTTCTTGAACACACATCTGGTCGGCCATCTTACACAGTTCATCTAGTAATACCTTTTTCCATTTTTTATCACTATGTATGAGGGGCGCATCAGAAACATATCCTATGTGGTTTTCTAGTTCCTTCAAATAAGGAAGTCTTCCTTCCCAAAAGCCACCACCTAGCATTATAACTTGAAGCTGTTTGCTTCGTTTATAGACTGTTTGTATATTATCTTCTGTAATTTTTACTATTCCAATGTAATGTAAAAGCAGTCTAATCGCTTCTTCTATCGTTGTTGGGGGTTGTATCTGCATTGCTATTCTCTCCTAATCTTTCTACTCTTGGTGTATTTTCTAAGTTTATATCTAAGTCTGCTGTTAGCTTATCAAAAATTTCTCGTTCTTCCAAATCCTTTTGTAATAAAAGTTTATATATTTTGCGCGTTAAATTATAACCCACAGGCTCGTTCCCATGTGTTACATAAGACTGACAGCACTCTCTAAGTAAATATAACTCAGCTACAGTTACAGCCATTTCCGATATTCTACTAGCATTGTTTGGGCTGGTGGCTAATAACACAGCCAACCCTATGCGATTAATTATTCCGGGAGGAACCGGAACTGATGCCGACGACTGTAACCCTCGCGCCGGAATTTGTATTTTGTCCTTATCTGTCGAGTGTTCCATTAGAAGCGTCACACTATCGCTTAGGTATAAAGCCTCATATTGTGAGAGCGAAAGGATTCTTACTTCCTCTAACTCTTCTTGGAAGCTATCATCCTCTTGAGAATTGTGTCTAATATCAGACATAGAATTTTTCTCCCGTTGGTTGTAAGCAACGTCTACATAAATATAGACTCTTTTTCTTCCCATCCTTAGAGGCCCATGCTTCCACAATAGGGGTGTTTTGGGAATGTCCCCTCAGCTTACACATTAGTTTTAAAATTATACTCATAAAAACCCCTTACTTTATTATACCCTAATCAAGGTTTTTATTGAGCCTTTGTTCTATTTCCTGTAAACGAAAATCAACCATGCTTTGTTTTTCCAATAGTTCGTCTTGCGCTTTTTTTATTTCTTCATATGACTGCCTAAACTCATCAGCCATTTGTATTAAGTATTGCATTATGTTAGACATTTATGGTGCCCCACAGAACGCAGTTAATATTCCTTCTAGTAAAATTATGCCTACTAGAAATCTTAATGGGTGTAAAACTATCACGGATTATACTCCTTATATTTTTTGTATACTTTGATTATAGCTGATGTAGATTTAGGAGTCAAAAAAAGTTTTATATATATTTTACTTTATATTTACCAAAAGCTTTCTTTAAATCTTTATAAGCTTGTTCATGAATAAAGAACCTAACCACTTCCAAGTACTTCCCTGCAAAGTACTTCCCGTGATGGTCGGCATTGCTTCCATTGTAATTAATAACATGAGTCATTTCATGAGCTATGTAAGGCATCGTTTTAGTTATGGGGAAGGGTAGGGAAATAGTGTCCTTTGTTGCATATACTAGAGTGTGTCCATCTTCAATAAGTGTGGGAGGTTCTATATTGGCCCATTCAGAAATTTGCCTGATTGTATCTTGTACTTGTTCCAAGGTGAGGATGGTAACATCCCCCCAATACATACAAGAATCTTCAGCTTGATATAAACGCTTCCTTTGATAATCTCTTACGTGTGTATTAGGTATGTCACCCACCCAACTCTTTTGCACTTCCTCTCTCCCTTTATTCCTTTCCAAGCCAGACCTTAACAGCAGGTATTCTAGAAATGCCTGCAATTACTAATCCAAATATAACTGTTCCAATAAGAACAATAAAAAAATTAATTTCTGTAAATCTCCCCAGTCCAACCAAAATTGCGTCTTCTATTAAATGAACAAGACTCATAACTAAGGCTATAGAACCAAACTTTCTCACTATGAACCCCCTAATTCCCCAATAAAATATATCCCCTCGTCGAGTAAGACGTATAGGTTTCCTACTCATTAATTAAGTATACTAAATATTTTACTTTTTTGTTTTTTTCCATGGGGAAACCTTAAGATATGTATGGTTGGTTTTCTTAACTGGTTCCTTTTCTGGTATTAAAACAGACATCATTCTTCTAGCGGCTTCGGTTAAACTTGATTGTTTTTCTGATGCACTCACAATAGATTTAGATTGTGAATCAGAGTTACACCAAAGGGTTCCAAACAATAAAGATATTGCAATCCCCGTGGTGACTATGGAAAGTTTCAAAGAAGGCATCGGACTTATTTATAGTCCCCATAACCACCATAAGCCCTGTTGTCGCCATATCCAGAAATCCCCATATCCTTTAGAACATCACTAAATCCAGAGTGGTCTGACATAATTGTTCGCATCTCATTGTCTATTAGAGCGTCTGTTGTCTCTAAGCCCGATATTCGGTCGTCCAATTCTTCTATCGCTTCCTCTAATTCCGAAGGGTCAAACTTCTCACTATGCATTTCATCCATCATTGTAATTTTCTCTTGAAGATTCTTTAAATCGGTTTGCAACACAGCTATATCAATAGTGGTTGCTTCCTCTTGCATAGTAGAAACTGTTGAATCTAAATTAGATACAGTACTATCCATTTGTGCAACGTACCAAATAATACCAAAAGCTTGAGCAACAATAATTCCAATTATCCCTATTGGTAATTTAATATTAGAAAAATTCATTTTATTTCCTCCCTCCAAAAGAAGCACCTGTTAATAATGCGCCAAAACTAAGATGGAACAATCCTCCTCCCTGTAATGTGAAGGGGTCGTGTTGGCCCACTAATTTAAATTGTACTAGTTTTAAATATTCCATTTGTACCATTGGGTCTGATATAGTAGATAAAGTGTCTATGTATCCATCTGGGCTAGGTCGATTAAGACCAAACCATATCGGAACAATCACAAAATCAAAAACACAGACAACTAAATAAACTACTAAGGCTGTCCATTTCCACATCATTATTTAGTTCCATTTAATTCCCTTTAGTACATAATAGTCTAATACTTCCTTTGTCACAAATAAACCTGCAACAGCAGAAGCTACCATGACTAAAGGCTTTACTATGTTTCTCTTCTCCATGTTTCCTCCTATAATATTATTATACCTGCTGTAAAAGAATAAGCTGCAGACTCACCCGGAGTTATCCATCTATCAGTTTGTGGTTCAAATAATTCAGCAGTTCCATCGTCAAAGATTACAACATTATATGCATGGCCCCCTGAATGGTCTATTACTAATCCAACATTATTTAAATTATGGTTTAAACCTACTTGGGCCTTAAAGGTAAATGCGAAGTTATCGCAATCATATTGTTCGAGAATATATTGTTTTTCATTTAGAGTATTGTAATCTACGATTTCTTGGAACGCTTCCTTTGAACATGTCCAATACTTATTGTCGAGAACGATTCGTTGCCAATCTTGGTCGTTGTATCCTTCTAGATTGCTTAGAGCGTTTTGAACCTTTAAGCTAGAAGCGGATTGTCTAGGAGCGGGCTCTAAAGAATAGATAATGTTTTCTGTTTCTGGAAGCTCTTCCTTTCCCTTCCTTCCGAACAATCTAAGAATCCAATCTATAATATTTCTCATGGTCTTACCCTTGTCCATACGATACGCGCTAATCCTATAGCACCTACCACTACTGCTGTCCAAGATATTATCTGGACTGTCATTATATCTTCCCCTAACCCATGACGGGATAGGTCTGCCATTATTCCACCAAATAAAATTAGTGGTATTGGAAACCATTCCTTTAATATTTTCATACTTAGCCCCCTAAGATTTTATGTTGTTGTAGTAATACAAATTGTGACTCATCATCATTATAGTATTATACTCTTCAATGCAATCAATACACCTATGAGTTTCCATTATTTGAAACTCTTTTGTGGGTTCTGGGGTTCCGCAGATAATACACGTTTCCATTATATTTTTAGATATTCTAGCTCAGAAAGAGTTAGTGTATACTATTTAGAATTTGGAATTACTATTGAATCAATAGCATTTATAGAGGCTTTAGAGAACTCTTTAATTTCTTTTACAATTATCTTTTTCTCAGCAGTGGTTATGCTGTTGTCTTTCAAGGCATCTCCTATAGATTTAAGAACATCCATTCCTTCGTCCATAATTACTCTGCCTTCTCCTACTAACTGTTTATTTAATTTATAAAAAGTTAAACCGAAGCTAATTATTTTTAGTATTTTCATAAGTTTCTCCTTTTAACACTCTAGGGGACTAAAACTGTCTCCAGCTTTTCCTCCACCGCAGCTACAGTTTCCACCACAGGGACACTCTGAGGTAGCCTCTAATTCATCGTCACAAGTTTCACATGCACATTCACATGTACATTCAAATATTTCGCAAGTACAGGTTGCGCCATCTCTACAAGCGCAGTTTTCTGCTTCAGTAACCATTACTCTCCCTCCAATACTTTCATCCCAAGAGCTATAATACCCCCGGTGCAGCCTGTGGCTATTTCGTTCATTCCATAATACAGTCCTACTGCGGACAGTATTCCTAATACAATGATAGATAAAAATATCTGAGGTCTTAATTTACCAAACATAAGTCTCTCCTTAAATTTGTTATTACGCTAGTCCGTATGCTAATACTCGAACATAAACTGCTGATACGTCAGTAGTGTTAGCCACTTCGTCTAAAGCAGCTGCGTCAGCACCAGCTTCATAAAGAGCCAGTTTTTCACCACTGTAATCATATTGTGCCACGTATCCTGAATCCTCAGCGTCAGCTACAACCATGTGTAAAGCTGTGAATCCAAGGTCTCCGGGAGTTAATGATTCACCACCAGAAGCATATGAACTATCAAATTGTATTCTTTTGATAACATACTTGCTAGCAGTTCCACCATGAATTGCAGCCCCTGTGTGAGCACCACTTGGTGTTGTTAATGTTAATGCCATATTTAGTTTCCTCCTAAAATATCAATGATAGTTTTTCTATCTATTTATTATACTAACCTTTTAACTTTTTCTTTTTAAAGCCTCAGCTATTTCATCCCGCTTGTTTTCACCGGGACTTCCCTCTTTAAAGTTCTTATACCCCATCTTCTTTGCTTGAGCCGTAGCAACCGCAAATGGATTATCTACAGCCTTTAGGCTAAAAAATTCATTTCCTTTTCAACTACCCCATGATAATCAGAAGATTTTTGGAAACAAGATTCACATGGGCATGCCTCTTTATAAATATGTTTCCCAGCATTTTCCATCCAATTAAAAAAGTCCTGCGCTTTTGAAATAGTTATTTCTATTCCTCCAGAAGGTAGCATTTTTTCTTTAGCCCTCGCAGCTAGGAGATTGTTAAATCCTTCTGCTGTATTCAATTGAGACACTGGGGTTTCAAAAGAGTTGCCTCCTTCTATAACACCACGTTTTTTACCTGCATTACTCATAGGCTGTGTTAGAGAATCATCATAATGTCGCATACCAAGGTTTTGCCCTGCTTCATTAACTACCCATGGGACATAGTTATGTGCCATAGGTGATGGGTCTTCTTCAATTACAGGAGTGTGCCGAGCATATTCTGCTTCCAACTCTCCCGGAAAGCCAAGCTTATCCAAAAGTCTGTGGTGTTCCTCTTGTCGGCCTTGCGTATTATATAAAGTTGCAAACGCAGTACCATCTAAAGATTCTTTTTTCATATAATTTAGAAAAGATTTAGTAAAATTTATATCTCCATTTCCTCTATACATAAGTTCAACTCCTTGGGGCTCTTCATTGTCCTCCTTTGTTAAACAGCTTCCATCAATACATGAAGATGTGGCTGCTCCGTTTGCTTTTATAATATCAAAAGAGGCTCCTTGATTTACCCCCTTTTCACATACCGTAACCTCAGCAAGTTCTAGTTCGTCAACCTGCATAACCTCTTGTAATCCTTTTTGAATATTCTGTGTTTTTATTGCACTACCGGCAATACTATAGCTTTTTAATTTTCCGCTGTTTATCTGCTCCTGTACCTTTTTTGATATTTTAGTATCATTTCGGAGTTCAGTGATAAAAAATAATCCCTTGTTATCTACTCCAGACTTAAATATTTGACCACTTTTGCTTATATAGGCAGGCAAAGCCCACCCAACTTGTACATCCGAATGAAGAACCATCGCATTTCTTGTTCTGAAATTCTCCATGTATTTATCAAAAGCTTTAGATAAAGCATCAGTTGTTATAAGGTGACCTTCTCTATCCACCAATTCTATTGATGCGGGGCCTCCAATAACAAGCTTATCATCATCAGAAACATTTTGTTTAGCCAAAGCTTTTGAATAAGCTTCCGTCTCTGGATAAGCTCTAGATAAAGTTAATAATTCTGCGGGTGATGCAATTCCAGCTTTAAATAATCGTTTGTATTCACTCAAGGCTCCAGAAATATCTTTTTGGCTAACCCTTCCGTCCAAAGCTTTTTCTAAAAATAAAACATTTGGTTCATTTTGGTTGGAAGATTCTGAACATCCACACTCAGCACCATCCCAATTATTCGGGCTGGGGATGTTTCCTATGGTTGTTGTAATGGCTTGTGTAGTCATTTTGTATAATATCTCCTATATTATTCTGCTATTCCCCAAACTACCCCCGAAAGTGTCGGAGTATTTTGAGCAGCTATCATTGAAATTTTACCTCTAAAATCTAATGGAAAGCTTGAGTCTAAAGTTTGACCACCATAAATTGGTATCCCATTAGATGCCGTCGCAGTAGTATCAAATGCTATATAAATAATATCAGCAGCAGTAGCAGACTGATTCTTAAATTGGAATCCTCGAATGGCATTCATAGCTGGCTTCTTAATTGAAGTTGATAAATTGGCAGTACCGGTCCATTCATAAAGACTACCTTCAGCTCCGGTTTGGTTACCATCTAGGTAAGTTGAAACACCTGTGGTATCATCCCTAACTTCAAACATTATTTTATCTAAATAAAAGTTTATGTTGTGTTGAGCTTGGGTAACAACATATAGTCTATAACTTGCACTAGTCGTACTTGCGGGTACACTATATTGTGTATTTATGGCAGTCCAACTAGTAGCTAAGCTGGAGCTTCCAGACGAAGCTAGTTCGGTTGTTCCTGCTGAATCCATGATATTAATTTCTACGGTTCCTGAAGCAGATGCTCCTCTATGTTCACATTGAACTGTAATATGTTGTTCGTTTATACTAAAAGGTATCTTAGGTGATACCCAATAAATTCCTTCACCAACAGCTGAGTTAGCCGGATTTACTAGTAATGAAGCAGCTCCTTCAGACTGTTGGGCTGTACTTCTAGATGCTGCTGAACCTGTTACTACAAACTCATCAACATTAGTTCCTTCTACGCCCGGATTCAAAACCCAGTTCGTTGCTTTTTCTCCCCCATTAGCTTCTAGTTCAAAAACAGTTTCTGCTGTTGTGCTAGCTGCGTTGGATATTGCAACGTATCTATTGTATGGATGAACGGACTGTCGGGTTGAGCTATCAACGTCCCACTCTCTATAATCTGTGTGTCTTTCGTTTGCCATGGTATATTATACTCCTATTTATTAAAAGTTATGAGAGCAAAAAAACCACCCATTACTGCGGTGGTGTGTACAATCAGTACTCCTATTGCAACAAAAACTGATTTCGCTCCATATATTTTGTTTCGCCACTGAGAAATATTGTCTACTTTTGTTTCAACCTTCTCTAAATTTAAGGTTAGTTTTTCATTGAGGGCGTTTTGACTTGAAATATAAGAATCTAATCGTTCCATATAAACAGCTAAATTCACTTGTGTGTCCGTATCGGCCACTTATTAATCTCCACAAAATACATCAGTTTTATTTTATAAAGGGGGGTAATTGCTTACCCCCCTATCAGTTTAGCACTAAATTCTAAGCGCTAAGGTCAGCAATTTTTGCTTGAGTCCATATGTTCTTACATCGCATCTCACCCATAGTGTAGAGTAATCCTCTAACAACTAGTGCGTTTGCTGCGAAGTAATCTCTGTTCTCTACATACTGAGTAGGTTGAGCAACAGCGATTTCTATGTAATCAGTATCCAAAACGTAAACGTTTGAACCAAGAACCGTATCAGTTGTTGATACAGACTTAGCTACGTCAGCGTCTGGGATAATTGGGATACCTTGGTAAGTAGCCAATACTAGACCAGTTCTTGTACCCGGGAAAGTTCTTTCAGCACCTACACCTACTTGGTACTCTTCCTGTCCTAAGTATCTTTGGTTACTATTAAGCAATCTTTCTAAGTTGAAGTATTGGTCGTGTCCCAAAAGGATTAGTTTTGGTTCTCCACCATTTGTTCTAATTTTCTGGATTGCTGTATCCAATAAGTTCAAGGACAAAGACCTACTTGCACCACTGTTATATGATACAGAAGCAGCTGCGTTCCACTCACCAGCGGTTCTACCACCTAATGTTAGGTCGTAAGCTCTAGTCCTCGTTGTCTGTCCCCCAACTGTAGCACCATCTTCTGATACGATATCATCAATTGATGTCATACCAGCTCTTGAGTAGATGTAAACTATGTCTGCGTCACCGAATGTAGTACTAGATTCAACTGTCACATTACCGCCTGATATACTTTCAACCAAAGAACCAGACGTTCTTATGTGTCCTGCTGCTGAGTCATCGTATTGTGATACTTTGTCACCAATCTTGAAGTGTTTAGCGATAGAAGCAGGAACGGTAAAGGTTGTTGCACTACCATCAGAACATAAATATGCTGAACCAGCTAATATCTCTTCATTAATTTCTTTTATATGGTCTAACTGAGCATTTTCGTTTTCCAAAGCTAGTACGTCTCCAACACCACCTTCTAGTTGTGCAGTAAAGACTGACTTTACTGAAGCACCGAATGTAGTTGAAACAATTCTAGGTAAACTAGATACTGATTCAATGTTGGAAATGTTAACTGTTGGTAAAGCTCCTGTTTCAGTTACTGGTCTTGAACGGCCAGAACCTCTATCAGTTCTTACCCTCCAACCAGCAGTATTCCCCCAGACCACTCTGGGAATAGCGTTGAAAAATCTGGTTTGGTTGTTTAGAGCCTGCCAGACCTTTCGTCCATATGTTGTGTTGAATACGCCTGTAGCAGAATCAACTGTAAAATAAGACTGTTTCTGTAAGTATTCAGGTCCGAATACAGACTGATAAAGTCCTCGTTGAGACTGCGCAAGATATTCCGATAAACTTGGATTTGCCATGTTTTTTATCTCCTATAGTTTGTTTTATTTATGATAATAGTTCTCTAGGGATACCATCAGTATCACCAGATTCTATTTGCTGTTGCATTCTTCTTAACTCTGCGTAAGAAAGTTGTGCAAGCTGGTCAGGTGTGTCCGTCATAGCAGCCTTCTGGATAACTGAAGTATTATCTACTCCCAATCCATTAACTATTTTAGGGGCCTGTAACCCGGTCTCTTCTCTGAAGCCCATTTTTCTTAGTCTTTCTTCAGATTCAGACTGAATAGCTTTTTGCATACCTGCTTCTGTGTCAGCAAGTTGTTTCTTTAAAGCGTCAAGCTGTTTTTGCATTTTACCCATGTCATCTTCATCGTCTTCATCATCCATTCCCTTCTCTTCTATAGGTTCATCAACAGCTTCATCATCTGCGTCATCCCCATCTTTATAAGCCATTCCACCCTTCTCTTCTTCATCTTCTTCGTCGTCACCCTTGCTGACTGAAGCAGCTTGGATAGTATTTTGCTGGTCCTCTATCTTAGCTGGTATATCAGCTGGGGTTTCAGAGTCATCAGCAGCTTGGGGTGTTCCCCCAGTTGGGCTAGCCTTTCGGTCATCACCACTAACATCAGCGCCAGCATAGCTGTCACTTTCAGTAGCTTTTAGCATTGATACAACTTCACTAGCCACAGATTTTACGAGGTCTGATTGTGCCTTCTTTTGCATTTCCTCGATTTTAGCGTCTTCCTCATCTTCTGCTTCTTTAGCCAGTCTTCCATCCATCTTCTGAAGAACTTCGGCAACAGCAGCAAGTGCAAGGTTAGTACCTTCCATCTGTTTCTCAATTCGTTCTGAGATATCTGCCATAGTTATTTACCTCCTATGATTTTTTATTTTTCTTCACCATCATAAAAGGTTGGTCTTAGCCATCCGACCTTTTTTATCAGTGAAATATAACGTTATAAATAAACGTTACTTCATTATACTACGAAAATCGAAAAATTCTATTTAGAAATACAAAATTATATTATGTTACGAAGATTGTTTTGTGTTAGATAGGTTTTTAACATTCAAATCTAACATTTCATTACGAAAATCATACAGAATGTTTTGTATAAGCTTTTTAACTTTTTCGCACTGATTCCCTTCGGGAAGCGCTGCTTCTACTTGGTCCAACACTCGCCCCACCATTTTAGAATGCCTAGCGAAAATAAATTCTTGTACCGGGGTTACTATACTATTATCTTTATTTGTCATTTATCCTCCTTTTACCCCCTGAAAGGGACTGTTTTTCTTGTCTTTAACTTATTATCCGACCCTGAGCTTGAACTGGGGGCCTTTTTTCTAGACCCAAAGCGCTTCTAATCGTGGGAGAAAACGAACCATAGATAATCTCCCAAGCTCGTTGAATCCATTCATTTGGTTTACGAAGGGCTTTTGTTGTGTTAACATTGACGGTTCTCCATGCTTCAGCTTTTTTAATATAAGAAGGCTTCTCTCCTATCGTGTGAAACGTTTTTGTATGCCCTCTTACAAAATTACCGTTCCTAAAATGAGGCGGGCAATCCATAACGTATGGTTTTGTCAATAAGGGGCCTGTTGCTTGGGTGGAGCCATAGACTTCTCCAGCGTAAGGAGCTGAATAACCAATAGTAAAGCCAGTAATATCTTTTGCATTCCAATACCCAGAACTTTGTAGCCGCCCAGTTTTATAAGGAACAAATCCCAACGCTTCGTTTTGAGCTATATTATACGTATCCTCAGCTATATCAACCCACCACCCGTTGAGTGCGGCTTCTATTGCATCATACGTTCGAGCTGCGTCTTTGTGGGTATATTTTAAAGTCATACCCTTATTATACTTATCGGATGGCTAAATCTGACCAGTTTGCTGGAATTTTATCTATGAACATACGTTTGCTATTATCATAGATGTCCAAATAAAGATGCTCTAACCCGGCAAAGCCCTGTGTGGGATGCCAGTAGGTTACTAATTGCATAGGCTTGGTAGCTGCTTGTAATCTTTGAAGAGCAAACTCATCGGGACCTTTCATGGTACCACATATAAATGAGTGCCCGGTTCCTATGTCTGTCATATCTATTCGATGGAAATGTCCCATCATTATACTATCAAATTCTTCTGTTAGGTCTGCATCCATTGCGTCTTCTATATCTCTTTGCAAAGCCTTTTTGTATTGAAAAACACCTCTTAGCCTAGAAACTGCTCCCGAGATGGACCCACTACTGCCAGCCCCAGATATACAATCACCATGTGTAATAAGAATATTTTTGTTATAAACCTTAAAGGTAGTTATAAAACTTTGAGAGATGTTGAATTTAATATTACTTTGGTTATTACAAAATGCTGCAATCCATTGATAAAGCATATAGTCCCAATCCATATACTTATCTTTCATTGGGGGCTTCCTAGTCATTCTCCCATGATTACCGACTACACATGGAACTTCTATTTCAGAAAAATGAGGAGCTAGAAACATCAATGCCTGAGCTATAATACTTGCGCCTCTAATCATTTGTTCCATACAATTAGCTAAATTAGACCTTGCTAATTCTTCGTGAATGTCTCCACTAATCATATCCCCTAACATGGGCATAATTAATTTATCAACATCAAACGTACTCCTTTTATATGTAGCGTGTTTTAATATTTGATTAGCCCAACCATACATACGTTTGTTAAAGATATCAAAGTTATATTCATTAAGTCCCCGCACTTGCTCCTTAATTACATGTTCACCTACATGCGTATCAGACAGAGGGGTAATCATAATGGTGGATTGTTTCTTAGTAGAATTGTTTTTTGTATTTTGAGTATACCGCAATGGTACAGATGGGAAAGCTTTTGTGTATTCTTGTATAGTCTGGATAATAACTTCTTTTTTAATATTATCCTTTAGAGATGTTTGATAAAGTTTTTTATAATAGCCGGCTTCACTCTTGTGAGTTGCCACCTTTTTATCTAACTTTATTCGTTCTGATAAATTATCTTCTTGAGGAGAGTCCTCTATTGGCTCGTCCCAAACCACGCTGTTGTGCCAACGTTGAATCGTAGTTCGATGTACGTCTAACCCATGCTCCTTCTTTACCCATTCTGCTAGTTTGGTCCAAGTTACCCCCATCGCCCTTCTTTTTATTATCTCGGATTTTACCTTCTCTGGTATCATATTCAAACTCCACTTCTCGTATTAATATTTTTGCACAAGTAATACATTGAAAATCATTGTCTGGGTTTATGTACATATGCCCATTGCACTTAGGACATAGTTTAGCATATAATGAATTATTTTTCAAGTTATTATTTGAAAGGCCTTTCTTTGGCCTCGTCCTCTAGTTCAGCTAATCTTCCCTTCTTTTTATCTTTATACCCACCTGTAACCAATGGCCCCTTTTCGGGTCCTGAACCCCAATTGGTCAACTGAACAGATAACCCCGCTGGTGCGGCTTGGGAAGCATCTCCTTGTTCAGGAGCATCATTGGATTTTATATCATTCTTATCGTCCAGTCTTTTAATTTTATTTTCCGTGTCGTTCTGTTCTATCACAACAGTATCATCAGGTTCTGCATCAAACTCTACAACATTATCAATTCCATCTGTAGATTCTTCGTCACTTCTTTTATGCCACCTAATTCTAGGAGGCTGGGGATTAATTGAATCACCACTGGAAAAAACTGTAGAATTAGTTTTGTATTCCTTGTTGACCCAATTAGAGAAATTAGCAACCATACTCTTTGTAACCATTTTTCGTTCCGGTGAGTTGTCTGTTAAAAAATCTGCCATTCGGTCAAGTCCAGACCTTTTACGCTTTCCGCGCCTTCTTCCGTTTCCTCCATAAGTAGGTGTAAAAAACCCAGTGTCAGCTGATGTAACTACGGTTCCTCCGCCATCACCAAAACCGCCACCGTCGCCTTCTTTGCGCATACTTTTATCGTGATGACTTTTTTTATAGTCGTCATCATGCCATTTAAAATTGACTGGCCTTTTCTCTCTCATTAGTTTTGTTGCATACTCAATAGCACTAGTTAAACCCTTTTTATCATAATCAAATTTTGTATCATTCACTTGACCCTTATAAATCTTTCCTTTGCGTTTACTATCTAGAGAACCCCTAGGATTTGTATACCACGATTTTAATACTTTATTCATCATCAATATTTTCCTCAATAGGTTCCGTTGCTTTACGGCTTTCTTTCTTGTTCTTACTAAACCTAGTTGGGTCCCCAAAAACAGCTTTCTCTATAGTAGTCACCCCATCATTAGATAAGTTTGCTACATAATCTATATTATTTTGCGCAAACCACATCTGACTAAGGTCTGGGGAAACCTCTTTGATTATAGGCGCAGAAAAACCTTTCTCGTTCAGTGACTCTATCCATGATTTTGATAAAGTTAACTTATTGCTTTTATTCCTTGCGTCTGCCCATTCGTCAATATCACGTTCTTCATTCGGGCTTTTGTCATGCCAATCAGGGGTTACTCCTCCAGTTCTACCTTTGAACTTTCTTTGTGATGGAGGCTTGTATGCTTTGCGCATCGCTTGTATATCTTCTCCACCTTCTTCTGGTGGGACCTCTTCCCCCTCAAGGCCTTCTTGTGGTTCTATCATCATTTCTTCTTGCTGCTCAGCCATTTGTGCCTGTTGTTCCATTTGTTGCTGAGACATGGCCAAAGTTAGAGCCTGTTGTTCAGCCTGCATTTTAGCCATTTTAATGGGTTCGCCACTTACAATAAAATCTGCATCCCAAATAGGAATATCTTGTTCTTTTAGTTCTACGTCAAAGCCTAGTTGTGAAAATTGACTAACAATACCAATTTTCTGTTGGGCTAACGCTAATCTAGTGTTTTCTGCCTTTTCTTCAGGCTGGGGTAAATTTAGTGTATACCCTTCAATCCCAAAGGCTTTTAATAATTGAGGGAAAACTTTTTCTTGAAATAATCTTTGGTCACCTTCAACAACTCGACTCATAACAACTAATTGTTGTGTCTGAGTTGATAGTCCACCAAAAGCTTCTGGGGCCCCCTGCCAAGCTGGAGTAACACCCCACATAGCTGCCACACGTTCCCGTATTTCATCTCTAACTGGAAGATAATCCATTTCATTTAAACTGTGGAATAATCTAACTAAATCAACTCTACCTCGTTGGTTCCTAGCTGATACAGCCACCATAGGAATGTAGTTAGGGTCTATTCGTGTTTGAGCTGCAATGTGTTCTCTTTCTCTGCGCAATGATTCTGGGTCGTCCGTAGTTACCATTAACATACTTGCGGGCATTTTTCTTTCAAAGAAATATCTGTATAGGTTTTTATCCATACCAACCAAAGTCAATGCTTTTTCAAAAATAGTTAATATTGGTGACCATCCATATGTTTCAGATGGAGAGAACTTAGAGAGGTGAATTATTTCATCATCTGTTAAATACAGGTGTTGGTTTCTATGGTAATATTTATACATAGCTGGCGACAGGGTAATTTTACAATCTTCCTTAGCACATTCACCCGGAGATTCTGCCATTATTTCTCTATGGATTACGCATATAAAATGGGCGTTTTTAGGAAGCCCTGCTTGGTCTAAGTCGAATTCTACTAGAGCCGGATTTAATCTTCTAATTTCTAGAAGTCTAGAAGTTACTTTACCATCACCCGAATCTTTATATTCTCTTGCTAAGTATAGAAAACCATCATCCAAAGAGTTAACGTCAAAATGAAACTGTCTTAAAACTTCCTCTAGGCTTTGGTCAAAAACATTACAGTCTGCCAGCCATTTAGAAAGTCTTTCTCTCTCGTCCGAGTCAGGATTTTTACTGTTTGGGATTACTTCAATTCCTCTCCTAAACACTTCTCCTGTTATGTGTGATACAGGCCCTCTAATTTCTTCTACAGACATTGCTACGGTTTGAAGGTCTTGTATCAATTGTTGGCGATATGCCATTTGATGTCTGACCCATGTGTTAACAATTTGGTCTAGACCTATAGTTGGGGCGGACCCTGTATCCCCGGTGGATTTCATAACTTCTAATAAACTAATTTGTTTATTTAAATCAGCCATTTGCTGCTGCATCTGGGGGACTTGAGGCATATATTCGGATAATCTCATTGTTATTTCCTGCTTAGTTTAGCCATATCTTGCATGGATACTAATTTTATTATATTATCCATAGCTTTTTCCTTTAATTCAAACTCTTCAGAATGTGAAGCAACTTTTTCAATTGTATGCTTTTCATCTTTGGTTTTAGTTAGCTCATCCTTTAATTTCTCTATTTCTATATTTTTATTTTCAAGGTCATGTTCAAGTTCTGCGGTGTCAACCTCTGAACTTAAATTAATATTTTCTAATACTCCTTGACTAGCAGCTTCTTTTATTAGCGCTATAAATTGCCCTTCGGACAAAACTGTTACTGCTGGGCTCTCATCAGGTATATCCTCGTCAGCATTCATGTTTTTTAACTCGGAATGCCACGAATCGAGAATTCTCCAAGTTCCTTTGTCATCTTTTGATGCTATATATTGCTGCTCGGACCCAGAAAGCATATTACCTATTACCATATTTTCTTCTCTCCTAAAACTTTTCTATCTTTATATTATACTACTTTTTTTGTATTTATCGTCTTCCCGTTAGTTCACTACGAAGTTGATTGTTCTGGTTTACATATTTTTCTTGCAAATCTGTATACAACAGAGTCAGTTTATCAACCTTTTCTGCTAGCATATTTAGAGTTTCTTGTAGTTCTTCCTGCCCAGATAATACTTCTGCAATACCTTTCATTTCCTCTTGATGGTTATAATAGGTATTATCAAATTTATCCCGTTGTTCTTTATCCATTTTCGTCTCCTAACTAATTAGGCACGCGCTCCATCCACAAGATTTACAAACCTCACATCCTGACTCCATTGCTATAGTGGGTTTATCACAACATGTGTGCCTCAAATTTTCTTCTCCCAACCCGAGTAAAGGTAGTTGTTTTTCCTCTGAATTTCCCTTTACCAAAACTTCTTTTTCTCTGCTCCCAGCTCTATAAACTGTTATTCCTTTACATCCTTTTTCCCATGCCAGTATATAAGAGTGTTCTATATCTTGTTTAGTAGCGCTATTTGCGAAATTAATTGTTTTAGAAATACCTGAATCACAAGATTTTTGAAAGGCCGCTTGCATTAAAACATGACTATCAGGGGATATTTCCGGGGAGGTAGCATATACATCCTTTACCCAATCTGGTATACCTGAAACAGTAGACAGGGTGCCTCCTGCTGCTAAGTAATCCATTAATTCATCTGAATAAAACCCATGTTTTCTTGCATCTGACTCGAAATATTTATTTATGTAATTCAAGGTTTTTCCATCTAATATATTTTGTTTTTTCCAAGCCAAAGCAAATGTAGGTTCTATCCCACTAGATGTGTCAGCTATCATTGATATTGTACCTGTGGGAGCCACTGTTAATCGACAGTGATTTCTGTAGGTTTCAGTTTTTTTGTCATAATTACTATTTTCCCATGCTGGGAAAGTCCCTCTTTTTTCAGCCAATTTTAAAGATTCGTCATCAGCCCACTCTCTAATAAGGGACATTATTTTTGCCCCCACCTCTCGAGCAATTTTTGATTTATAAGGTATTTGTAATTGAATTAATAAATCAGCAAACCCCATAATGCCTAGTCCTATTTTTCTAGTTGCTTTTGTCATTTGCTCTATTTCTGGGGTTGCATAATGGTTAGCATCAATTACATTATCCAGAAAATGAGTAGCAGTTCGGGTTACCCATTCTAAGCGGTTCCAATCAATTTGTTCATCCCACTTAGGCGCTGTCCTTGTATTAGGGGTAAAATAAAATTTTGCTAAATTAATGGAACCTAAATTACAGGATTCATTACCTAATAATGGTTGTTCCCCACAAGGATTAGTGGTAATCATCTCACCGTATTGTTCTATAACATGATTATCTTTATTCACTTGGTCAAGGAATATCATGCCGGGTTCTCCGTTTCTCCAAGCCCCATCAACCATTTTAGTAAATACATCACGCGCATTTAGACTTCCGGCAACCCTATTGTCTTTAGGGTTTATTAAGTTGTATTCCATGTTGTTTTCAACAGCTTTCATGAAATTAGAATCAACCCCAACAGAAATATTGAAGTTGTGTATGTCTCCTTCGGTTGTCTTACAAGTAATAAAATCTAAGATATCCGGATGGTATACTGACATCACTGCCATATTGGCCCCATCTCTCTTTCCACCTTGAGTAATCATCGAGGACACCCTTGAAAGGGTCTTTAAAACCTCAATAGGACCACAGGCAATTCCATGTGTTGACCGTATTCTATCTCCTCTTGGTCTAACATTAGATAAGGCAAACCCTGTGCCTCCTCCAAATTTTTGGACCATAGCTGTGTCAGTAGCCGCTTTCATTATTCCTTCCATGCTATCTTCTAAAGGTAATACAAAACATGCGGATAAGGTTCCTTGTTCAGTTCCAGCATTCATGAGGGTTGGAGAATTTGGCAAGAACTCTAATCTATTCATAATTGAATAAAAATCCGATTCTGTTATTGTTGCTTCTACCGGAAGACTCATATACATAGTATCAACGTCGGCTATATTTTTAGCCACTCGAGCAAACATTTCTGAAGGGATTTCATTTATGTTTCCTTCGGAATCTTTTAATAGATATCTATGTTTCAGGATAATTTCTGATTGGTCTGTTATATTGGACTCTAGGTTTGTACGTGTTGGGACTTTATTTCTTATTATCATTTATTTAATTCTCCTGTTAAATTCTTTATTTCCTATAACCACAATATATACAAAGCCCTCGCTCGGGCACCCAGAAATTAGGGTTGCAGACACCCTCTGTACACTGCGGATTAGGAGCACCTTCCTCGCGTAGACTAGGATTAACTGGTTCCATCATTAATGGATTCAATGCTGATAAATTTTTCTGCTGCTCTTCTGTAAGCTCTTTTGTCCCACCCTCTAGCTCTTTCCGACTCTCCGGAGTTTCCCCCGGACTAACCGCATTGAACCAATCAGCAGCACTTCCTAAGTCCACAAACTTATAAGCTGTGTCATGAACTGCCTGTAATGCCATTGCAACTGAAAAAAAAGCATCCCCGTGTCCCATTGGTGTATCGGGGGCTTGTAATTCATTACTTACAGACAGAATTTGCTGCTTCTGTCTCTCATCTTTTATTAGTTTAATTGTACCCGAATGGACGAATTTTTCAAAGACTTGTGCCATAGTATTTTTAGATTTTTTTGAGAAAGTCATAGGTCTCCATCTAGCATCCAATCCTCGGTCTTCCAGCTCCCCTCGGGTATTGTCAATGTAGCCCGAATTCAAGTTGAAGTTGGCCGCAATTTCATTTAAATATTCTATCTGGTCTGAATAACTCCACCCCTCTAAAAACGATTGATGTACTTGTTCAATATATTCTCCTCGTTTCCTAAATAAAACCAGATGTGATGGATGTTTCTTCTTACCCACGTCAAACCCTCCAAAAATTTGGTCTCCTGTTTCCCAACCAGTAAACTTTTTAGTGGCCGGAAAAGACCTTAATGTTTCATCCTCACACTTTGTTATGTCTTCCTCATTAAAATATGATTCTGTGGCAAAATGTGGGACTAACATAAATTCAGAAGCAAATGATTTTGGTCTTGCCTTTTGCTGGGCTAATAAATACTTCTCATCCATTATTTCAGGCGCTAGAACTCTTCTTCCCGGCACTGGGTCTAATGCTGGAAGTACTCTAGATTTGAACCGCGCATCGTCTTGTAGCTTGGCTAATAAATCTCCGGGCATCATTGGGGTACCTACCACAATTACAGGAGCTTCTTTTAAAGGAATAAACAAAGACTCAGTCATAAAGTGGTCTTCAACCTTAGTTATTTGTCCTATGTTTAGTGGATTCTCTGGGTCTCTCAAAACATCATCAGCAATCAACGCACCATTTACATGCATCCCTCTTTTGAAAGAAAATAAGCCGCCATGCATAATTTCCATAGGTTGATTGTTCTTATAAAATCTAGCAGAAAAATCTGCTTTAGGGTTCCTGTTTATTAACATCTCTGGGATAATGGGATTTCTGGCAACTATCTTGTTTATCTCAGCAATATGATATTTGGCCATTCCATCACTATATGATAGATATAAGACAGACATGTCTCTTGGGGCTTTCAATAATCTCCAAACACTAAAGGCATGCCCTAATATTGTGGATTTGAAATGTCCTCTAGGTAACACTGCTACATAATTTAAACCCTCTGCTAAACATTCTGAAATATCTTCCGCTAAAAGGCTTACATGCCAAGCTTTAAAATACTCTGGGTTGTCATAACTCAGAGACCAAATATTTTCTACAAACTCCCTGAACGAACCTACATCATACTTCTGTTGGTCCATTAAACCCTTAGATAACATATCAAAGGCATTGTTTACACTTATAATATCCTTTGGCACTGTTTATATCCCCTCTTGCTGTTGTACAAGAGTTTTTAATTTTATAGCAATTTTTTGTAATCTATCTTTATCTTCTATTTCTTCAACCAAAATGCTTAATACATCTTGAACAAATTGTAAGTTAATCATACCTTGAAGCACATCTCGTTGCCCCTTTATGCCAATATCAGCTGCTCTTGCAGCATCTAATGGTCTATCGAAAGAAAGGTCTGCAATTTCTCTTGTAGCCTTATCTGCTATTTTGGTATAACTGTCTAGTTGTTCTGACTGTAGTCGAGTAAATCTTTGTCCCTCAGTTTCAGCCAATTGGGTTTGTTTAGCAGCTATGGCAACAGCTTTTTGCTCTACCCACATTTCTTTTTTAGCCCACATATAAATAGTGGGGGGAGAAACTGCGTGTTCGTCTGTAGAGACTTCTGCAGCTATTTGTTTAGCTGTTTTATCCCCCTTAAGGAATAGTCCCATTGCTTTTAATTTTATATCTTCTGGTATGTGTTTTGGCATAATTTACTCGTCGTATATACTGTTTGAATCACCTATTCCATATCCGGCATCTGATACATGCTGTGAATCAATGTTTCCCCCTAATGGAGAACCATCTGAATTTAGGAATTGGGAGAAGTCCCAATATCCCGTTTTATCTGTATGTGCTGTGTAACAACTTGGAACTTTTATTTTAGCGCCATGAGGTAATTTCATCTCATCATACTGCATTCCTATTTCGCCTCTAGTACATATACCTGTCCAAATGTGTTCTTGTTCAGCAATTGGTTTATAATTCTGTCTTTTTAAAAGTGTTCCGGTGGTTCTTTGTAAATCCTTTACCTGTTGATTGCTACCACATTTAATGAATTTACACCATATTACAGTTCCATGTTCCTTTTTTACATCTTCTATTGTTGGCAAATCTTTAGGAAATTTATCCTTATATTCTTTCTTTACCCGCTCTTTCTTACCGGGAAAAGCCATCTGAAACCCTCTATCTACTTTTTGTATTCCCCCACTACTTCCTGAAACCATATTAAAACCTCCTCTTATTCCATAATGCTATGCAAGCTGCATCAGCATAATCTTGTTCGGGGAATTTATCTCCCCACTTATCTATTGCAAATTTCATTATATCTTCTTTTTTTAAACTTCCTTTACCTAAAACTTCTCGTTTCCACTCTGCATGATGGATTAATGATACCTTAATTCCATTTAATACAAGTATAGCCCACACGGCCCCTATTATTGTGGCCAAAGAAATCAAAGATTTTCGGTTTTGTACAAATATTGCTGCCTCGACAGCTGCTTCTTCTGTTATATTTATTTTACTCAATTCATCCGAAAATCCTGTAATAATTTCTGGAAATCTTTCGCTGGAGCCTTTTAGGTTACTTCCCCATTTGTGTAAGGAAATCAACTCCTCTTTTTTGTTTACAACAACTCCATGTATAGCCTTGCTTGATGTATCAAGGCCAAGATATCTCTTCATATTAGTCCCTTTTGGTTCTTAGGGTTACCACTCGACTTACGGTGCCATACGCTTCTTTATATGTATCTAACAAACCTCTAAGTCTTTGTAGCTCTGCGGTTTGTTCAATAATGTCTCGCCTAAGTTGCACTAAGGCATCATACCGTTCCATTATCTCCCCTTTTAATTCATCTTTAGTTGATTTCTTTTTACCGGCTTGTTCGTGTTCAGATGACAGGCGATAAGAAGCTTTACTATATCCTTCATTAAATGATGCCTCTAATGCTCCAAGGGTTGCTTCAATGTCGGAAACCTTAGTTTGCAAAAACGCATTATATCCACCATAAATAGTTAGGAATTTTTCCAGCTCTTTATCTGTAGCGTTGGCCAAATCAGAAAAATTTAACTTTTCGGTTTCGGGTAACTTCGGGTCAAATATTGGTATTCCTAACTCTTCTACTCTACGATTGACTCTTCCCAAAGCTTTCATTGGTGTCCATTTAGTTTCTCTTTCTTGCATACTAAGCCGGAACCTTCTTACAGGCGCACCATGGGGGACCTGTGCATTTTTGGGGTTTAATGTATGTTTCTTGAATTCGGAAACATCTATCTAAAATATCTCCCCACTGTTCTTTGTCTCTTTCAACTATATAGGCTTTTATTTTTTGGTCGTTTTTATTTTCATATAAAACGGTTCCTTTTTCATAGTCTCCCATATTTAAGTACATTTGGATTTGAAGTTCATGTTCAGGCTTTGGTCTAACTAGTTTTCCAAATCCTGATGTATTTATAGATTTTAACTCAATTGGCATAACCCCATAACTATAATGTTGAATTAAAAAATCTATTCTCCCAGAAATGGTAGGAATTTCATATTTAACTGACACTTCTCTATCTATCAAGATGTTTAAAGCTTTTAGCCATGTTTCAACTCTGTCCTCTAAAAAATTCCCATTCTGAAATATTCGTTGTAAATTTGGGGGTAGGGGTTGGTCAACCATTTTTCCATGAAAACATAGCCATACATATCTATCACAGGGGTTACTAAGAACAGAAGGATGAAATACTCCACCTTTAGGTGCTTCCATAATGCCCTCTAAGTGTTCATCCAATATTTCTGCTAACCACACATCCTTTTTGCAGGGTGGTTTCTTATTTCTTACCCCACTGGATTTTTTTAATTCTCTGGGCTTAATTTGGTTAATTCCAGCCATAGTTTTTCCTTTATGTTTTCTAGTGTTTTTTCTTTTATATGTATAATATACTCTATGCCTTCATGTGAAAGCAAGTCTCCATCTCGTTTTTTATCTCTTTTTGAGAGATGTCCATAAATGCCATCTGCCTCTATTACCATTAAAATTTCAGGAACAAAAAAGTCTACAACGTAAGGATGAAAATAAGCTTGTTGTTCATATCTTAACCCAAACTCGTCTAAACACCCAGCAATGATTTGTTCTTGCTGCGTGTAATCTCTAGGAGGTAAGTTCATTCTTTAGTTTTTCAAATAACTTGTTGTCACTTAGAAATTTTTCTTTTATACCATTTAATCCCATAGCCTTAATGTCACCATAGGTATACCAAGCGCCAGCTTGAATAATAAGTTTTTGCTCAATAGCATCTCTTATATAACTTTCTAAAATATCAATGCCACCAGAAACTCTAAAGGGAACTATTGCTGATGACCAATTCTCGCCGCCAGTTTTTGTTTTACGTAATCTAACGCTCATGTCAAAGCCAACGTTTTGGTCGTTTTCTTTTATCCAGCCTTTACGTTGAACCTGTAAAATAGAATGCGCAAAAAAGGCTTGTCCTTGTCCCGCAGGCATATTGTCTAACGCCACCGGCCCCATACTAGCCCTAACTTGGTTAATCGCCACAAAAGCTGACCCATGTCGTAGATATGGGAAAAGTTTGGGGAAAGAACTGTTTACGAATCTTGCTTGCCATGCGATAGGGCTTGTGGCAAAATCACCCTTTCCAACTTCTTTTGCAATTGCTGTGGGGATTAGTCCGGCAATGCTGTCTAAAACTATTATCTCAAACCCCTCTAGCATTCCCTGCCGAATATGTTCTAATGCTTCTTCTCCAGTGGTAGGTTGAGCCACAAGTATTTTCTTATTGTCTACCCCGCACCTTGCCATCCAGTCTTTGTCATATGATAATTCTGTGTCTACCCAAATTGCTTTGCCACCCATCTTTTGTGCATTCACCACTATCTGCGATGCTAAATAAGATTTTCCTACGTTAGTAGGACCATATATAAGAGTCATTTTCTTAAAGGGAATTCCACCTCCAGTAAGTTTGTCTAATGATGGAATGTTAAAAGGAATTCTGTTATTGACAAATATATCGCTATCTCCGGGAACAAAACTTAAAGTTTTACTTTTTAAAAGTTTTGCTATAGCTTCTTCTGCATTATTTTCCATTTAGTTGTCTTCTCCTAACTGATTCAGCCCATGCAAAATATGTAGCGCAGGTTTGAATTAACTCGATAAATAATTTTGTATCACTTTGAGAAAAAATTTCTTCAGCTATATGACCATTCTTTTCTGTTGCTAAAATATTCCACCATGAATCATCATGGTTTTGTTCTCCCCACAATTTGTCTTGTCTTTCTCGTTCCGCTAAAGCCGCCTCAAGAACTATAGCGCGGGTAGACATGTTATTTTCCTTCATCTAACATGCCCTCTATTTGAGTGTCTACCTTTCCTTTTATGAATTCCCATATAACATCAGCTACTTTTTTTGATTCTTCTAGCTGTGGCTCTAGAGGTAAATCTGTGTCTATCTGGTCTACAGATAAGTCTACTCGACCATATTGGTTTTGTTCTAATGGACCTACTCTAAATGTAAATCCTAAATGTGCACTAACTTTTGGCATTATTTGCCTCCTTTTTGTTTGCAGGCGGTTTCCGCCAATTTAAATCTTTCTCCTTTAGAAAAAACAACCCCGCCAGTGGAACTAATGCTAGTTTACTTAGGTTATCATCACCGCCCATAACTATTCGGTGTGGGTAATTGTCTTCAATTTTCTTTACTATAGTTTTTAAAACTTCAACTTTAAACATTAAGGACATGTATTCTTCGTTTCTTACTTCTAGATTATGCCACCAATATTCAGATTCTGTTTTATATAACCCACTAGGCTTACCATCAAACTCTATTTCTATTGCTAAGTTACCTGTGTTTTGCCACATCCCCATCTCAGTTTTAACTTCAATTGGTTTATCTGCTAGTATCTCAGCCAATTTTTCTTCTCTAATTACACCTGCTTTTAAATCATGTGAGAAGTTTTTATTTAGTTCGTATTTTTTCTTGGTTATCATTCTTCTTTGTCATTAAAATGCAATAGTAACATTGCATAATGTATTATTTTTAATATGTCTTTACGAGGTGTACCTTTTTTATCATATCGGGAAGCGTACTTGAGAATGTTGCTCCTGCAGAATGCTGCAGCGTCACCACAGGCATCTATGAAATCTAATGTTTGTCTATCACCCTCGCTATAATGTTCAGCATATGTGTGTTCCACATACTCAGTTATTTCTTTTATTATTTTGTCTTCGTTATATTTGCCCATAGTATGTTTATTCTAACAGTTTTTTAGTTCCAGTCAATATACGCAGCATTGTCTTTATTTGTGGCCTGCTGTTTTACCGCCCATGACCCATTAAATGTTTCCACGTCTACTTTCAAAGGAATCCCCAAGGAGTTAGTTTCTAAAATTGCTTGAATGTTAGATGGAATTGTTTTTAATTCAGTGTTGTGAATTTCACAGATAAGCTCATCGTGCACTTGAAGTAGTATATGGCTCTTTTTATCAACTAAATATTTATCGACTTCTAACATGCGTTCACTTAATAAATCTGCGCTTGTACCCTGAACTAAATAATTTACCCCTTTATATGCAAAGGCGCTATTTATTTTATATTGCCGATTATATTTATTGTGTATATATTTAGTCATAATAACTTTTTCGATTACCGCCTTAAAGAATTCTTTTGACCCCTTCATACCTTCAAAATACTGTTTTTTAAATTGCCCAGCTTCTTTTGCTGTTGTCCCCAACTGTTGAGATAGTTTTTGATTTCCTATTCCATAAATTGTCCCAAAGGTTATAGCCTTGGCCGCCTGTCTATATTCGTTAAATTTAGGAGAAGACTCATCTATATTAAATGCTAGCTTTGCAGCCTCGCTGTGAAAGTCTACATTGTCTTTCATTAAAATTCTGTCAATTATTTCGTTTCTAAAATATGACATAAAAACCCGTACTTCCATTTGTTGATAATCAAACCCTACTAAAGAATAGCCTTTGCGCGGTATAAATAATCGACGTATAGATATTTGGTTATCATCCGTAAGGTCATAAGATTCATCTCCAACAAATGACCACGTTTTTAGAACATCATCAGATAAGTTTTCATTCATTGTCATTCCTTTGGCCCCAACCATTGCAGAAATCTTGTTTATAATCTCAATCTTTCCTTCCTCAGTTAGATTGGATTCCTGTAATTTAAAATGGTTTCTTGGTATATTTTGTAAATTTGGACCCCTGCTGGACAACCTACCCGTTGCAGTCCCCCAATTACAAAAGGAAGTGTGCATAATAGATGTTTCTAAATAAGGTTCAATATAAGTAGACTTTAGCTTTTCTAAAGTTCTGTACTGCCGAATTAGTCCAGCCATTCTATGATTAATATTAATTAAAGCCGCTTCATTCCATGAGTCTTGTCCCTTTAGTGTCTTTACTGGCGACTCAATACCCATAGAGTTAAAAACTTCCCCTATTTGTTTTGGGCTTGAAATATTAAATTCATCTTCTTCGTGTTTGTTGGAAGACACTGGGATGTCATGGTTCCATTTCTTACGCTTCGCCATGCTCAATATCTCCGCTTCGACAACCTTTAGTCTGTCTGTAAGGGCATTTTTACTACGATTGGCATAATCTACATCAATAGTAATCCCTAAGCGCTCCATTTTATATAAAACTTTAGTTAAGTCACACTCTAAGGTAAATACTTGTTTCTGACTTGTTCGTAATATTTCTTTTTCACAATCTTTAAATAGCCTTGCCGTTACCTTTACGTCTTTTTTGCAGTATTCCCCCAAAAAAACTGGCGGAGCCATAGAAAAATCTTTATTCCATCCATTAGACCGAAGTTCTTTTTTTGTATCAATGTCATATTGAATAAAATCCGGACCATATCTTCGTTTCCCTGTGGATGTTAATGCCAAGTCTTTGATGTCAGAATGCTCTGTAAGGCGTACCATGACGATTACATCTACTAAACGCTTGGTGAGCACCTCTAAGCCCTCATTTTCTAAGAAATGCAAGTCAAATTTTAAATTATAACCTACATAGGATTGTACTAAGGTATTCAAAAGCTGTATCAGCTCTTGTAATTGCTCATATGATAGGTTTTCACCTTGATGGTGCCTGAAGGGATAATATTGGGATAAACCTAAATAATTTGTTTGACCAACACCAATACCACAAAGTTGGTTTGTTTTATAAGGTTCAAGTCCATTGGTTTCTACATCTACCACTAAGGTCGGTTCTACCTCTAATACCGACCTCAGCGCATCAATGCTTCTCGCAAATGTCTCATTAGTTACTATTGACATAGTTTTTCTATGTCTTTCTTAGAATAATGTAGTTTCAGCAGGTTCGTTATTTGTTAGACCACCCTCTGGAACATTAAAGGTTCCGTAGCGTTCAAAGAAATAATCTTTCAATACTGGTAATTCATTAATTTCAGATGTTTTATCTTCAGGTATTATATCTTGCTTTGGAGTAGCTGTTATTGAATATGAAGTATCATACATACCTTGTCCGGTTCTTTTGATTCTCACAACACCTTTATTCAAAGCGCCCCAGTCGCTATAAACGTCAACTAACTGGTTCCATATATAATCACTTCTGCCAAAACCTAATGATATAATACGAAAATCGTTTATATCTTCTCTATACATTTTCTTGCCAGCAGGCCCTTCAACTTCCACCCAATCATCATTTCGTTTCTCTGTATGTATTACGTTGTATACGTATGCCCATATAGCAAACTTATGAGATGGTCGGTTTTCATCTGGAATGGCACTAGTATCTACTCTGTCATCTTTCAATACGTTTGTAAATCCATTGCCTATTCTTAAAGTATAAAGATAAATTTCGTCCAAAAACTTATCGTTTTCAGCTCCTGTGGCCACTGATGTCATAAACACTTGGTCACCCTCCCTGAACCACAGTTCCCTTCCGGGTGTGTTATTAGATGTTGAAGGTTTTCTACTTTCATCAATTCTTTGCTGTATTCTTGCTATTCCACTCATTACGTGCTCCTATTAAATATAGTTGTGTTTTGTATTACCTTATGTAAAGTTTCTTTATTTCTTATTTCTTGAATGTCTTTATAATTTTTTGGTAATTTTAAGTATGATATCATAAATTTATTTTTCATGTCAAGCGTGGCTTTATTGATTCCGCGCTGTCCTGCTTCGTCATTGTCAAGCGCTAAAACCATTTCAGATGGTCGCAACTCTCGTATCAATTCTATCTGTTTTTTAGAGACCGAAGCCCCCAAAATTGCCAGACTTGGATATCCGTGCTGTTGTAACCACATACAATCCAACGCACCTTCCACTAAATAAATTTTATTTGTCTCAATAAGATGGGGTATGCCAAAAAGATTTCTGGATTTAGCAAACCCTTTAGAAAACATATATTTTGGAATTGCATTTTCCCTTCTGGCTATCCATCCGACAGTTTTATTGTCACCATCTTTTGCTGGAATCATAAAGTCTAAGTATTTATTGACCTTACATCCCCATGTAATAATGGTGTCTTGGTTAAATCCCCTCTTGTATATCCAGTGATTGCTAGGTACCTCTTCTAATCCGACCGGTTCTTCATATACCACTTCATTCTCTTCGGGTTTAAGCTCATCTAAAAAAGATAAATCTAAATCTAATTCTTTAGTTTGTATCTCAGCGTTTATTTCATCCCAAGATTTACCAGAAAGTTCTTTTATAAATCCCTTTAGACCCCCTTGGCCGCATCCTGCAAAACAAATCCAAACACCTTTGTCTAAATTTATCGCACATGAAACCCGATTGTCCTCGTGAAAAGGACAGTTAACCATAATTTCTTCACCATATTCTACAGCGACCCCATATTTTGAAAGAATTGAATGCCAGTCTACCACTAGCTTTTCTTTTTCATGGTGGTAAGAAAGATAACAACCTTGTTTACAAAGCCATTTTCATCAACAGCTCTTCTGTTCCGAATGTCACCAACAGTAATATTAGTTACAGGTTTTCCTCTTCCTTTACTTTTTCCTGTTGTAACAATTATGTCTTCTTCTTTTGTGCCACCTATCCATGAGAATATTCCCATTATAAGCCTCCTATATTAAAAATCTCCATTATCTATTTGGAAATCTACTATTTCTTCTATTGTACCACTATTTACATCCCATTGCATCGCCAACCGTAAATCATTTAGCAGCGCTTCTCCATCTCTATATTTTTGAAATTCAAGCAATCGTTTATCTTCATGATGTTCAATTTTAGCCATAGAAATTGCTACATCCGAGGCCCTAATTAAGGCATCCCCAAAAGCTACTTGTGAAGCAGAAGGGGGTTTGTATTCATCTGCGGCATCTCTATTAGCCTGTGTTGCAACCATAATTGGAGTATTCGTGGAAATAGCAAGGTTTTTTAATCCATAAAATATTCCATGTGATTGTTCCCATGCAGCTTTGTCAGTGTCTTTCGTAGTCAAAAGGTATACACCATCTATAACTACAAATTGAGGATTATGTTTCCTAATTAGACCCGCAATACCTTCAATGGATATTCCGGTTTGTCCTGTTATTCCATCACAAATCAATAACGAATGTTTGTTCGACTCTTTTAAAAATCTTATATAAGCAGCTACGTCAATCTCATCGCCATGCCGCAAGGCTCTATGCGAAAAGTTATACCCTTTCATTCGTGCCAACACCACATCTAAGCGCATTGCAATTTGAGGGTTAGACATTTCTGTAGAAATAAGCAATGTTTTAAATCCCCCGAAAACAGACGTAGCGGCTGAATGTACACATAGCCAAGTTTTACCTACTGTAGGTCTAGCAAAGACTGATATAAGTTCCCCGGGCATCCACCCAACTCCAGTAGTGTTTATAAATTTAAAGCTTGTTGGAACCCCCATTAACCCGTCACCCATTTTCCTGCGGACAGTTCGTTCTTTATATTCTTTTTCTCTTGTTGTCTCTCCGGAATCATATGCTTCTACATCTTCATTATAAATTAAATCAACATCTGAAAGACCCGTTAGAATATTAATGATAGCTTGTTTAGGGTTTTCTTTTATTAAATGTTCTTCTTGTTGGAGTGTCGAGACTACTGCTCGTTGTAGAACTTGGGTTTTAAAAATATCTAGTGCGTTGGAAAAATTTTGAGATTTAGCCCCATGACTTAAGGTAGAAAATTTGTCTAATAAAAATTCTTCTGTAGGGAACTCATAATACTCGTCTATATATTCGCCTATAAATTTAAAAGCCTCTCCATGAACCGCAAAGTCATTAGCGTGATAATTAAAAGCTTTTAGTCTGTCCGGAGTATTGAGCCCAAATATTAGCGCAGATTCTATAAATTCATAACTAGAACTATCCACTGGTTATTCCCTTTCTATTGTATAACACCCGGTTTAAATCTGAATATATATAATAACTTATATTAGAATGTGGTAAGTTGTCAACTGTGGACTTCGCTTCATTAAAAGACTTATATTCCCCATAGGTCCAAAGAGTATTTTCTATTGCATTCTCTGCTAAAACTCTATACTTATTTTTGCTTATATTTTTTTTGTCTTTTGGTTTTTGTGTCAATCTACCAACTGGTCTTTGTCTTCTCGGCATGTTTTTGTTGTTTTGTTATGATATTAACTTTATAATAATTCTAATCTAAATGCAAATAACTAATTTGTGTCATCACTTGGAATTGTTAACCTGTCTCTAAGCGCTTGTCGAACTTTATATGAGGAATCTGTAAAGCCACTGGCTTTTAATTTAATGCTTATTTCATCCATAGTTAATCCCTTTAATTTTAAAGCAACAAAATATTTCTCTTTTTCTTCTAATTTTTGAGTATCAAGCCACAAAGAACTTTCCATTTCCTCCATATCATTGGTGGGGGTTGCTAGTGCCTGTATAATTTTAGCTGGTATATGTCCATCTATGTCATCAAAATTAGTGTCTATACTGCGTAAGATGGGTTTTCGTTGAGCTTTACTAATTAATGTGCGAATTGTGTTTAGTAAAGAGGTGTGTAAATAAGTATGAAAAATAACCCCTTTGCTGGAATCAAACTTTTTAGCAGCTTTTATTAAAGAAATTCTTAATTCCTGTGCAATATCATCATTGTCTAGTCCCACTATAAAACAGCTTGAAGCCATTTTTTGTATTTTGGGTTCCCATTGTTCAACTAAGTCATTGTTAATATCCATATCGTTATTTTACTCTGATTGTTCGGAATCTCGTAAGATTCGATTATGGTGACTTATAACTATTATTATATCAGATATTTCCGTAAAAACGGGGTACTTTTGTACGGAGGTTTTGAATAGAAAATAACCCTAACTCCTATATGGAATGAATTTTTTCTGATTTGTGTCGTACGGAACATTTCACAGAACAGAAAAGATTGTTATATCCTGCCCTGTATTTTTGTACTATTTCACTTCTTTTTCTGTAAAATGGAATTCTACAAAAAGTACACACTATTTTCAACTTATAATATTGAAAATGACAGCTCCCATCATGAACCAGTTTTGTGCTGAGTTCCCCACATATTTTACAATGACGGGCGTTCTTCATTTTTTTCGCCCGAATAGTAGGAACTTCGTTTTGTTTTAGTACTTTAAATATATACTGTCTAGATACCTTAAATGCATCCCCAATCTGTTGGAGAGTATCATGTGGATTGTCGTATCTATACTGTATGATTTTAGAAACTGTCGACTGATGCTTGGTCTTTTTCATATCCTTTTACTTGGTCAGTCACATTGCTTTTCCACAATGTGCCCAAAGAACTGATTGTTAAGTCCTCTGAAGAATGGCCTATCCCCAAAATTCTTTCTGCAGCCGCCTGCATCCGAGTCCATTGTGCATCTGTAAATGATACTGTTATGTCTGGCATTATTTATCCTCCTTTAAATTTTTAACTTCTTTACGTAATTTTTTAACTTCGTCTAACAACATAACTGCTAAACTATGATATTTTACTGATTCCGGATTACCTTCTTTATCGTAATTAATTAATTCTGGCAAAACTTCATCAACTTCTTCGGCAATTAAACCAATATCTGGGGCATCATCTAATTTATAATCATAACTTACAGGTCTTAGAACGTCAAGTTTTGAGGAATCGAATACTAATTCTTTTACATTATCTTTATATTGTATTGAACTAGATTTTTTCGCTATCTGCCCTGACGCTGTTACAATTAAATCTGTACCTGTTGTGGAAGCTGAATTAGAGAAGTATATTGTATAACCATAAAATTTATCAACTTCATAACTCGCCGACCCTATGTCAAATCCTGCACCACCCGAACCATCAGTTGAGGGTAGTAAATCACCCCCTGAACCTATTGACCATTTAGCTGAACCATTAGTAGTAAACGTTATTATATCTGAATTACCATAAATATAAGTATTTGTGTCGTCTACCCAACTATAAAATCTTTTTACTACGAGGTCAGCATCCGTGCCTTCAATTCTAACATTTTGACTACTGTCTACACGCATACCTAAAGAACCAGCAGTGTGTAATTCTATTTGATTAGTACTACGAGTAATATA